TTACACGATATGTAGTATTATCTAGTTGGAAGAATAAGTATAACTTATAAAGTTCATGTACGTTAGAACCTTCAAAGTTAGCTTCCATATAGCTAGAACCTTCTACCATATATGTTCCCATAGTAGCACTAGAAGAAGCAGGTGGTTTACCATCACTAATTAATGCTTCCCAAAGAGGAGCTTCAACACAACTATGTACATCAGCTACAGTACCTGCAATATCTGCAGTCTTGTATGCTGGTCGTACATAAGTAGGGAAGCTGATTTCTGCTGGATTAAGAGCTACATTAAATAGTTTTTGACCACGAACAGGTGCTTCACCTGCTTCATTCAATGTAATTGTTTGAGTCTCAGAATCCTGTGAGAAGTTGTACCCATCTAGTACAGGAACTTCCCAAGTATTTGTGTTATTGTGACTACCTGCTGTCGCAGCTTGAACGGTAGAAACAAATAACTTAGTTGCACGTGATAAATTAAGTGCCATATATTTTCTCCTTATAGATGATTTATATTTATAAGATAATTATCTTGTTTTATAAATCATATCTAATCTGTATTTGCATCTCTCCTACACCTGTTGGATGTAAAAGACCTTCATCTGTATCTATAGATAAAATTGTCATTTGTACTGTTTCTTTACCAGTATCATAAGTTAATGTATTATTAGCATCTAGTAAAGTTTCAATGTCTTCAAGAAATTGTTCCAATTGTTCAGTTGCATTAGCATTTTTAACATAGATATAAATCTTTATGTTTAAGAATCCCCACTTAAATCCAGCAGGTAAGTATTCTCTAAATTCTGTTCCTGCTATGACACCCATATAGGGATATTGATTTATTTCATCCCAAAACTTTAATTTATCCGTGGCCTTACCATAAATCTTTGAAGTATAAGCTATTCCATTTAAATTATCATTGAATAAATCTATTAATGCTGAGTTTATTCTCCTTCTAGCGCTCATAGTGCCCCCATTAGATTAGGTTTAACCCTAAACCTTTTATTAACTAATTGTACAGCTAATTGCCTTATAGACCTATTAATTAGCTTTTCTGGGTCTCTACCAGGCTTATGTAATCTACCACCTGGTAAAAATACATCATAAGGATTTCTCATATATGTATAATTAGCTACTAAAGAATTTTTTCCTGTTTGTTCAAGTGAAAGTACTTCTGCTGATCTAGCAAATCTACCTGTTCTATAGTTCAGTATTTTTGTAGCATTACCTTTACCCATATTCGCTTGTATTTGGTCATGTAGTCTAGCATTTAATAGATTCATAAGATTAATAGGCGAAGTAAACTTACCTTTCACATCTCTTAACCTATCAGCGCCGACAACACTCGTTTTAGCTCGTCTTTTAGGTAGTTCTATATCAAACATACCTTTAGTATCAGATTTGCTTTTTCCAACTATATCTTTTTTATCATGAAATAAATTAGATATTTTCTTAATGATACCTACTATAAAAGGTACTGAAGTTTCAGTAGTAATTAGTTCGGATCCAAGCTCCCTCATTAATCTGGCTTCCGCTGCAGCCAGTTGTAAATTTAATGTATGTGATTGTGGAATCAAATAAATAAATTTAAAGTTAGCAAAAGATTCACCCATCTTATTTATAGTTTTAGTATAAGTAGTATGATATTCAGCATGAATTTTATTAAGCTTTTTCAAATATCTATGCATTAGTCTAGTATTTGCTGCTACTGTAGGTAATACTTTAAATAACTCTTTAATTTGCAAAGAACCTATAGTATCTCTACCAGTAGGAGATCTATCAGTAGTATTAGTAGGACCTTGACTAACATGACCTAAGTCAACCTTAGACCATTCTTTTGTTACATCTTCATAATCCCCATTTTCATGTTCTATTCTTCTAGTTTCAAAAACGGTTCCAATAGGAGTTCTTTTCAATCTAGGAGTATGCGAAGCTGCTGTTAATATTGCACGCAAAGCGTTATAACTAGGTGCGATTAATACCATTTCACCTTTTCTACCACCCATATATCTAACATGGGACCCCTTTACTGGTTCTTCATAACTATCAGGATCAAATTTCTGCATATTAGGACGAACAGAATGTATAGCTTTTACCAGTGACGCTGCAAGTCTTCCAGCTTGTGACCTATCTTTTATACCCTCAACATTATTATAAATAATACTTGAATTTATTTCCAAGACAGCCGGTTGTTTTGCTTCAATATTTCTAGTTTCTTGAGATCCTTTAAATTTATTGGCTTCTTTTAATATATTAACAACATGTTTAGTTATTAAACGTTTAAAATTACCAGCACTCATGTTATATTCCTATATAAGTTAATAATTCTAGAGATATGAGAAGGAAACGCAGTACCTGCTGTTTCTCTAAAGCCTAAATTTTCAATAGAGTTATTAGAAAATGATTTCCTAGGTGTATATTCTTCAGACCTGTAAAATTCTATTAAGTCCAACATAGCTATTTTAAGATCGTCTGGTATTTCTGCATAACCACCTTTATAAGTAATTCTTAAATTAGTAGGATTATATAATATATTATAGCCAAAAGTATAACCACCAGCAGGAACAATATAACCAAAAGCTTTATCTACAAAGAAATCCTCGTTTTCAGTTAATGAAGTATATGTAATATTATCTTCAGTGAGTTCTAAAGAGGTAACACTAATAATAGGAAATTCTGGAACAAATATTTTGAAATCAATTCTGGCATCAACAAGTTCAACTTTATCCGTATCAACGTAATCTATAAATGTTCTTCCACAGAAGTGTTTTACCAAGGAATTTGTATATACAACAATAGCTTGAAGTTTTGAATCTTCTTCATTATTATTTATACCTTTATACGTCTTGAAATCATTCAATGTTATCAACAAATTTGACATGTTTTTATCTTCCTAAGTAAAAGGGCGGTGGCCCCAAAACGAGGCCACCGTTAAAAAACTTAATCGTTAAATTAAGCTGCCCAAATTAAATTAAAATTACGCAGACCAAGTTAGTACAGATGTACCAGCATCAGCTATAAGTGGAATCATACCCATACGACGTGTTGCCACGATCACATTCTTCTGATTCACGATATCACGATCACGTTCAACCATCATGCTACGTAGGTTACCTAGGATGAAGTTGGACATATTCACAGCAACAGCCGCGTGCTTAGTTGCAGCCTTAGCTTCGAATTCACCAGATACAACAACTGGGGAACCGTTGATAAAACCGATTTGACCTGTAAGAATAGTAGCACGATCACCAACCACATCAATGGTACGGAAATCAGCATCTTCTAATAGATCGTAGTATACGTCCTGAGAAACAACGTACATTACATCACCAGGGTTAAGACCCCAACGACCTAATCCACGACGTACTGTCTGCATTTGTGCAACAGTAACAGGAGTACCTACAGCATTAGAGGTCTGTGCAGCACCACCAGTAGTAGCAGCTAATACAGCTAAACCAATAATAGGATCGGTAGTAGTTGCTCCACCTTGCGCACCACGTAGTAATGCAATATCAGAGGAACGAGCCATACGACGAGTTGTAGCATCACGGATCACAGGAACGATAGGAATAATTGCATCTTCCTCTTCTTCGTAACCGATATATTCCTTAGAAGCTAATTTGTAAGCCTTTAAGGTTGTATCTGTAAGTACGTGATCAACAGCAGTACCAGTAGATGAACCATCAGAACTACGGAAACCAGTTGTTGGAATCCATTCTGCAAGATCAGCTTCTGGGTTAATTGGAATCTGCATTGCATAAGTATTCATCACGATCTTGTTATTGAATAGAGGCTCTACCACTAAACGGTCGCGCATATCGTTTTCAATACGACGTGAGAATTCCTTCTCCCAATCAGATGCGTCTGCGGAGCCAGGAATGTGCTGTGCGCCGGACTTCTCAATTAACTTCTTACCAGCTTTAGTTTGATCTAATGGTAAGCCAAGGATCTTAGCAACTAAGATAGCATCATCGATTTCCTTCTCAGAAATCTTATTAGCAGGATTTTCAAAATGCATCTTGCTCTTTGTTAATGCTTCGATCTCGGTATTCTTTTCTACGATTTCGTTACGTAAACCATCTAATGCCTCATTAAGGCTCTTATCTTGCTTTTCTAGACGATCTGTTAATTCTTTAATAAGAGCTTCCGCTCCGTCAGTTACCTTAATATCAGGCATAGTTTCTTTCTCCTTATCCTCAGTATGAGTTTCTTTACCTTCCAAAGCAAGCTCAACTGCTGCTTCTAGGGTGTCGTTAAAATTCTTGGATTGTGCTTCTAATTTGTCTGAAAGCTCTTTTTCTAGACTTTCACGGATAGCTGCAATTTGATCTTCAACGGATGGTGTAATTACCTCATCAGTTGTATCTTTTGCTTTATCTTTTGCTTCTGGCATATGATTATACTCCTTCTTGAATTCTTCATATTCATTATTTTCTAGACATTTCCTTAGGGAAAATGTGGAACCTGCATTAGCGGGTACGCTAACAACAGATATTTCATATAACTCTAAATCTTTGATTACAAAGATATCGGTTTCTTGGTCATAATCAGCATCTTTCACCCTGAAACCAACTGAAAATGTCTTTAAAATTTCCGATTTAATGAGTTCATAAACATCGCCAGCAGCTTTAGAAATTTCAGCGACAATTCGCAAGCCTTTGGCATTAACACCATAATCAACCATTGAACCAATTGGTTTTTCTTTATTATGGTAAGCTAAGATTATAGGATTTAGTAGATAATTATCCATTCCACCCTTTGTCCAAGCTTCTTCTACAATTACATCTCCTACTCTGTCTTTTTCAGTAGTGTTGGCATATCCTTCAATAAGAATGATATCATCTTCCTTTTCCACTACTGCTTTAACTTCAAAGTCTGATGTAAGATTTAAAATTTTATTTGGCATATTTACTCCTTCTCGGCCTTAGGTTTAGGCGGTTTACCTCCTTGGTTAGGATCTACAGCTGAACCTGCTACATTAGCAGGTCTAACTAGATCATTGGAGGCTTCATCGTCATCTTCTTCATATCTTAAGCCTTCCCTTGCTTCATTTACTGATATGATACCCCCGTTAGTTAACGCGGTAAAGAATCCTGCCTCATCTTTAAGCTCAGGTCTTAGTGCTAGTATTTCTGCCTTATTTGGCTTTAAATCATAACCAAAATAAAACTCGAAACCTCGGCATACTTTATCAACTAAAGGTAGGACCGTATTAATATAAAACATCTTTATATTTGGTGATATATTTGCATTATTACCAGAATCTAATAATATGGATGGTACCCCTAAAGCTTTCAATATTTTATTTTCATGTATATCAACACTGCTGGCAAAATCTAATTCTCTAAAATCTGTATGCCCTAAGTTTTCGACTTGAAAATCTCCATCTAGAATCATTGGTCTTTTACCGCCTCTAGTTGGGTTATATTGTTGCATCCATCTTAAGATAGTTCTTTCTTTAACTTTCTCTGAAAGTATGTTTGCTGTCTTTAGAATCATTCCAGGTATAGCATTATTCTCGAAAAAGTTTTTCTGGAAACCTAACATAGATGCTAAAGTATTGATTGAATCTAAAGCCGATAATAATCGTGAATCTCCTCTATAAATTGTTTCTACAGAGTTTTCTTTTATATGTATAATCTCTCTTGGTAAGAAAGTTGTATCACTATATGTATAATGATTAATAAAAGTTTTAGGATCACCTACTATTTCTACATTTCTTGCTGGTAAATTATATAACCAAGCACCATCAAAATAAATAAATGCATTACCTTCTACAACTAGATCTAAATATACATTTCTTAAAAAGGCATCAGAATTTTGATAAGGGTTTGGTTTATGATTTAGTAACATACTGATTTTCTTTTCAGTTATCTTATTTGGAAAAACAGATAAACCATGTATCTTTTCTTTAACATCAAAAGTAATACCAGCTGCATTATCTACAATTAGATTTGTGCCTCTTTGTACAACTTCAATGCTTCTATATGCTTTCTGAACTGTATAATTATTGATTGTTGTAGTTTGTGAACTACCTTCATCTTGTAAAATTTCACCCTGAGCTGGGTTTAGTTTGAATTTTAAGTTTTTAAGCCAACCCATACTCTTTTTCTCTCCTAATATCACACCATCTTTTCTGTTTCTTAGCTGTAGCTAAGGAGGGTGATTTTCCATAAATTTTATGTAACCTATCCATATGATGAAACTTACATAAAGTTACAGTTTCCTCATAAATTTGTGTATGATGTCCGCTTTTAAAAGCTTCTCTCCAATCAAGTATATCTTCAACACTATCAATAGTTACATTAGCTTCTTTTTTAAATTTATTCCATAATTCTGTAAGAGAGTAAAAATGATGAAATTGTAGGTTTTCTGTAGCACCACAAATATAACACTCTGTATCTTTCTTATAAGATGATTTAGATAAATCTCTTATATATTTGATTTCATCTCTCTTTAAGTCAGTCATAATTAACCTTAAGTATAGGGGGCTATTGCTAGCCCCCTTTTATTTATTATAATGCTTGTGCAGCCTGTAAGGTTGCGTCAATAGCAGTATTAGTAGCCTTAGTTAGCTTCCATGCTGCATTTCCAGCATCCCAGTAGAAAGTACCACCGTCTCCAGCAGCTCCAGCAATAGTTACACGATCCTTAGATCCTGCAAAATTACCATACAATTCAATTGTATCGCCTACTGTTGCTTCAGATACGGAGAAAATTTCAAAAGATTGTCCATCAACAGTACCATCTGGTACTTGAATAATTCCTAAAGTTGAACCTGCATCTGCCCACTCTAAATATACTGCTGATTTAGAAGTATTTAGAGTTGGAGCTACATCACCTGCTGAGAAATCAGTAACAGTTACACTAGTAGTATCCGATGTAATAGTAGCTGCCTGAACAGCTGGATTAAACCTAAAGGTTAAATCAGCGTTAATATTTGTAACGTCAACATTAGAAATACCACCAGTACCTGTTCCGATTAAGGGATGTGCTTCAATTACTGGTTCTGCAGCTGCCAAAGAGTTAGCTACAGAAGGAGAAGCATCAAGTTCGATTGCTTCAGGAGTAGATGGCGCTGCGCCGTTCGCATAAAAAGTAAATGTTACACCAAGTACACCAATAGTATCACCTGCTGCTGGAATATTTGCACCATAGGCAATATTACCTGTACCAAGTGTTCCACCTGCTGTTAATACCTGTACGCCAGTAGCGCCATTAATACCATTCCATAATTTACTTCTTGCTTTTGATTGTGTCATTTTATTTTTCCTCTATATATTTACTATTAGTAATATAGACAATCTACTATTAGTAGTTATTTAAGTCCTAGGAATTTCGCTACAGTAAGTACTTTCTTCTGTATAAAATTACCAAAGGAGTTAGTTACATTGTGGTCTGCTAGAAGAGCATCCCATATTTGTTTAGCTAAATTACCGGAACTAGGTGTATCTACATCCAGTCCCATTTCTGCCCACATGTCATGTATGTGGTCTCCATGAATAGCATCATTATCTAGTAGTAAACTACCATTATATGTGCCTGAATTCATGTGATTTCCTAATTCATCTTTTATCTTTGCATTACCACTAATAGAGATTTTACCATTAGTACATGTAGAGTCTATAATAACTTCCCCATTATTCACACCTAATGCAGCTGTCCCATTGTCAGTTTTTTGAACTATTTTTACACTACCTGAAAAATTATGCATTATTAAAGGCGTATTTTGATCATTGGTAGTACCATTCATATCAATAATTGGTGGATTATCAGCATCACCAGAATAACAATTCATAAAGTAAGCTGAAGTTGTTCCACCTAAAGATATGGTGCCTGGGAACAACATACATTGAAATATAAATCCATTAATATAATTTAAATTGCTAATAACACAATTACGTAAAATTGAGCCGCCATCTAAATTACCAATAACTGTTGCTTCTCGTATCTCACATCCTAAAGTCTCTGCACCATCATTAATAGTAATTGTTGTTTTTTCCGCATTCTCTCCTAAGAGAATATACCCTTCGACATTATCACCAGTATCAAGTATACCATTACCAATAAAGTGAAGTTCATTAAAACCTCTGGATTGTGCGATTAATATAGCATCGGGTACATTATTAGAAGGTCGTCTAAGTGTTCCAATAGGATATACAGTTCCAGGAACACCATTTACTACATCAATATGTACACCATCACTATATTCACCATATTCTATAGCCTGTGATGATACTAGTCCTGCTGAGTTAGCAGAACGTACAGATACTTGGTTAACGTTTACAACGTCACCAACGTTTGAATTAGCGCCGGTTAGGTTTACAGCATATTGATCATCTTCAAATGTAACTGTATGATCATTAATAATCTGTATAACCCTAGCTAACTCAACACCTCCTACAGTAACACTTGTATTATGTGAATGTGTGTCAACATAAGCCATACCTGTAAAATCATCTTCTAGATCTTTTAATTTCAATCTAAAATCATTTAAATCTAATTGATAAATTGTTGTTGGAACGCTTTGAATAAGAGTCATTACCACTTTTGGTACATGAATTATTCGATTAGCCCAATCTATATATATATCATCAAGGGTATAATTATCTGCCATATAGCCAGAATCAACATATAATATAGCCATATAGCCCCCTTAAGTCCAAAAATCCGGAGCCCTTTGTAGAGTTGGTACACCAGTAGATTGGTAATGTATATCAGCATAATGTACAAAAGGATCTGGCACTGCTGAACTATCTGTTATATCATTAGAATCTAAATAAATTCTACATTGAATTATACCATCTGGTTCTAAATCATTTGTGTTTAAAGCTACACCTGATCCACCCGATACAGAAGCTTTTACTTCTGCGATCATGTGTTGATATTGTGTAGTTGAAGTACTCTGTACTGCAGAAGCAGTAACTGGGGCGCTAAAAGCTGCCTGATCATGCCCTTTAGAATAAATCATTTCGAAAGCCCAAGTAGCAGATCCTCCTGTTACAGTAGATGAGATAGTAGACCAATGAACATGGATATAAATATCAGTACCCATTGCATAATCATGACCTAAATGGAAATCTGCAAATGCACTATCTGATTCAGCAAATTGTAGTGCTTTAATACCACCTCTATAAGTAGCTCTAGAAGCATCTCCTGTGTCACCATATACCTGAATAGTACCTAATAAATCATGCCAGCCAAAAACTGGAGTACCCAATGAGTCTACTTTAAGCCCTTTACCTTGGGTCTTAGGAACCATAAGGGCAACACCATCTCTTAAATCTGTGAAATTTTCGTCTAACTCAGCATGAGTAAGTGGGGAACCTTTGCCAGCTCTAGTCAAAATTGTCATATATTAACTCCTTACAGTAGGCCCGGTTCCACCTGACATTACTCTTATTATATTTACTTGATTAGTTAAATCGTTTACTTGAGCCTGTAACATAGTAACAGTACGAAGTAAACCCTGTATTTGATCTTCTTTTATATTAAATCTAGCATCCATGTCATTGAATGCTGCTTGTAATACTTTAAAATTTTTCTCGCTTACGTCATCCATATTATTCGTCCGGAATCATTACAGCAGTTGCAGTTAACCCTGTAGTACTTGATACTGTTCCAGCAACAGGTCCTTGTTTATAATAAGGAGAGCCACTGGATTTTCTTGCCCAACCAACAACTGGTTGATCAGAAGGATATACCCTTGAAGCACTTAATATACCAGTAGTAGCATTTGTTGTTCCTTCTAAAGCTACAAAAGAACATGTGGCTGCATCAGCCGATAATGTTACTGTATCTCTTGCTGTATATGTATAAGCATTTGCTGTTGTTACTGTGATACTAAATACACCATTTGCATTTTGATCTGCTGCATTCCATATTACTACTTTATCACCACTATTCATACCGTGTGCAGTATGTGTTGCAGTAACTGTAGTACTTGCAGTTGCATTTAGTGTAACTGAATCTTCAAAAGGAAATGGTCCTGTACCATCAGCAGTTGCTAATAATAATTGACATGATCCTACAGCAGTACCTGAACCAGTTGCAGAAGTTACCTGAACTGTTACAGCTGAACCAACATATGTGATTGTTGCTGTATTACTAGGTGCATTTTCATAACTAGTAGGATTAGATCCATTAGATTTAGAAATATCAATATTAGTACCTGGAGTACCGTTATTTAGTAATGTATCGTTTGTGTTACCACTAAACTGTAGATTATCGTAATCTTGGTTAGTAGTTAGTGTCATTTCAATTGCAGCACCAGTAGTATTAGCAATAAACTGACAGTCTTCTATGTCAATACTACTATTCCATAATAGTGCTGCATCTAAGTCTGTTGTTTCGGCAAAAGTACAGTTACGAATTGGACTAGCTCCACCCGGTACAAATTGTGCACATGCCTGAAAGTTACAACCATAATACACATGATCAGCATCTGCCTCACCAGTAATACCACCAGAGAAATCTTTAAATAATGTACCATATAGATTTACATCTGATCCAGCATTAGTTAAACCTGAAGCATCAAAAACAACATTCTCATTTTCATTTCCAAGATAAGTTGTTCCTGAACGTCCATTTTCTGGTGATACTAAAATTCCGTCTGTAAAAGACGTCGTATTAGTACTAGTTCCGTCTTCTAGAACTATTCCTGCTGCATCTGTGGGTATCGCTGATACCCATGCAGTACCATTATAGTATTCTGAAGTTTCAAATTTAATTGTTTTACCTGTGGTATCTGAGAAAGTAGTAGCTGCTGTTGAGCTTCCTACGAATAATTTACCCTTTACATAGTAAACACCCTCACGTTCATCTAGAAAACCAAATCTTCTAGTTGCAGGAGTATCTATACACCAAGTCTTAATTTCTCCCCATGCATCATTAGCTGTAGTTGTACCTGTAACACGTAAACCTTGTGCAATTGTTATTTCATCAATAAAAATTGAGTCAGCACGTACAGAGGTATCAGAGTTAATATCTATACCAACAATATTAATTGTACTAGTGCTATATGTTCCTTGATCTGATTCACCAGCTGTAGTTGGATCAATAACAAAACATTTCCAACCAGAACCCCAACCATTATCATTAGAGTCTCCAGCTACAGCCCATCTACGATAGTTAGTACTATTAGTACCAGCTATAATAGTTAGACCAGGAGGAGTAGCTCCTATTGTATCAAATTGACCATTTGATTGTATATTAAGCCAAATATAAATGAACTCATTTTCTGCATTACCTGATGCCGCAAAACTATAGGTAGTAGCTAAGGTTACATAAACAATACCATCCTTATTAGGATATTTGCAACCAACAGATTCTGTGCCTTCCACAAAAGCATCTGGATTATAGCCAGCAGTTGTACCACCACCAGTATTTGCCCAAGCTCCTGCACCAGCTGTCCCATCTAATGGATATGTTCCTCCTCCAGCATCAGCTACTACGCC